GACATTCGTTTTGTTCAAATTTAACTTTTAATTTAAGTACACAACCACATTTAGTACAAACACCTAGTTTACTTTTTTCACAAGAATTACAAATTTGTTTACGTTTAAGTTCTGTTTCTTTGTCTGTAAGTTTAGGCATTATTACCATGATAACTTAGCTCCTCCAGCTAAAGCATTACCACCGTTTCCAGTACAACTACCGCCTGATCCACCTGTACCATAACCAGTTCCGTTAGTTAATCCTGGCGTTACAAAATCTGAACCACTATAATAGTAACCGCTTATAGCATATCCTCCTGCTCTTTCATATAGTACAGTAGAACCTCTTTTAATCTGTGTTGCTCCTCCAGCAGTACCTATTCTTTGTGGTGCTTGAAACGCCCAGCAACAACCACCTATACCACCTGCACCTACAATAACTGTAAGTGTTTCTCCAGGTGTTACAGCAAAAGACTGTGCTGTTGTATATGCTATACCTGCCCTACCAGGCACACCTGAGTGACAGTCACCTGAGTGATAACCAGACGGTCCACCACCTCCACCACCAGACATCTTATCTAAACTTAAACTAAAAATACCTTGAGGAACTACAAATGAATAAGTACCTGCTGTAGTGTATTCTTGAGTACCTGTAGGTGGAAATACTTGCTTCCAGACACCAACATCATTTACATAAAGATTAGTAACTGTCTTCCAAGTACCTGCGTCCTTAACATAAAGTTCGTTAGGATCTTTAATGGTATCTGAATGTTTAACAGATAGTTTCATGATGCAACTTTATACCAAATGTCTCCGTTAGAACCACCGCTTGGATTAGCAGTAGATACAGTTTTATTTCCTGATCCATTAGTACCTACGGTAACACTGTTGACTGTAGTGCCTGTAAGAGTACCTCCTGTTATAGCTACTGAGTCAGCATCTTGTGTAGATAATGTACCAAGAGAGCCTGTAGCATTTGTTACAGCAGTAGTTACAAAAGCTGTACTTGCTATTTGTGTGCTATTAGTTCCTGCAGAAGCTGTAGGTGTTGACGGTACTCCAGTTAAAGTAGGACCATCAAGGTCTGCTTTAGAATTAACAGCAGATTCAACAGCAATAAGTTCTGCATCTACCTCTGATCCTTTAATAAGTTTACCTGGATCGCCAGAAGTTAATCCATCTTTAGTTGTAAAATTTGTAGATTTACTATACGATGACATTCTTATTCCTTAAATTGTTTTACCTGCTTTAACATAAACATCTATCTTTTGTATTGATAAAGGATTCTGATTAATGTCTGCTTCAAAGCCTAGTTGAATAATAGAACCAGAACCTGCTAAGTTAGACTTAACTTCTTCTAATGCAAGACCATTTGTATACTCACCGATACTATATTCATCAATGTTGTATTCAGTAACAGTACCTGCCTTTAATGTTTTTCTTATGTCTCGATAAGAATTAACATAATCAAATCCATACTTAATAACTACGTTCTGACCAATACCACCAACAACTGTAAAGTTACCTTTCTTTAAAAACTTTAATGTTGTAGGACCACCTAAATCAAAATGATTAGTAAAGTACTTCATCTTGTAAGTAGCAGTATCGTCTAAGTGTCCTGTGTATTTACCTAAGTAACCTTCTTTACCTAAAAGAAGATCGCCTGTATAAGTGACATGTAAGGCGGTGGGTTCAATGCTATCCCAGATAGTAACCCTTGCTGCACCATTCTGTAATCTACCTCGTAGATCAAAACAAAATACATACTTAGATAAAGGTAAAGTTAAAATATAAAAAGCATCTTTAGGGTAATAAGCTGCTTTAATCTTTATTGTGTTAGTACCTTGAGACTCTACAAAAGATACTAAGTCATCTCTAACATTAAAAGATATATCATTAATAGGTGCTGACTTTTCTTGAATAACACGAGCAATACTTCTTACACCTGTGTCAGACAAGAACATAACATCTGTACCTGTGTTGACAATACTGTCTCTAGCAATACATCCTACGTTAGCTACTAAGTCAACTAACTCTAATCGTGTCACATCAATAGGGTTAGCATAAATAGCAATGTTTCTTTTACCAAATATAATTAAGAAACCATTGTGTGCTGCTAATCCTACTACCTCGTCTCCATTAGGAAACACATCAATTAATGACAAGTAACCTGAGTCACCTGTTGCTAAGTTAGTACCGTCTAGTAACGCACTAAAGTAAACTGTTTGTTCATCGTTAACAATATCAGCCCACCATGTTCTACCGTAAGCACCTATAACTACATTAGGTTTAAAGTCACTAGCAGAAGCGTAGGTGGTAGGTACTGTCCCAGCATCGCTAAGTAAGTTAAAACCATAAGCACCTGTGTGGGCATGACTAGCTCCTAGCTTGTGATAGACTAATGGTAAGTGTCCTGCTTGTGCTAAGTAGGCATGAGGACTAACATCTGGTCCTTCACCAAACACAATACTAGCACCCATCCAGTTATTATCTGTGATGCTGTAAGCTGTTGTACCTGTTCCTGCTGCATCAGCTACTGTAGTATCTACCTCTGTTACTAATGTACCTGCACCACTAGCTCTTGATAGTATTAAGTTATTACCAGCACATAGTGTTACATCTGTCTCTGGTATGTTGTAAATAAACTCAATGTCGTTAGTAAGTAAATCAGAGTTAGTAGAACTGTTTACTTTCTGCCAACCACGTCTAGCACCTATACGACCAAACTTATCTATGACACAGTTGTATGCTTCTAGCGCATAACCTGACGCAAGATCAACACTACTCTCCTGTGTGTTAACACCTAGAAAACCTGGTGCTGATATTGTCGATGATTGTAATTGACCAGCCATTAGACTTGATGCCAAACGTATTCGTCACTATACCTACCATTCTCAATAGCTATATGATCTGCTAAAGATATATCAGCTAATGCGGTAGCTTCTTGTGCTGCTATTCCTCCGTCTTCACCACGCTCTGCTACACCCATAGCATAAGCATATTTTAAAACAGGTTCTGAAGGCACAACTAACCGATCTGCTCCTGCACTTAATGCTACCTGTGGTTTATAGATGTTAAAAAACACATTATAAACACCATCAGGAATAGGAAAGATATCAACTTGTGTATCGTTGTTAGCATCTACACCGTTAAAGTTATAGTAATAAGGAGAACCTTTTTGTGGTGTCTGATTAAGAAACAAATTGTTCATCTGACTAAAAGGCATATACTCTAAGAATACGTTATCTTCGCTGTTGATTACGTCAATAACTTTAAACCGTTGTCCTGAACCTGTCATAACATAATTAAACAAATCATTAGCAGTAGTTACCGTTAATGTTTCAGACAAAGCATTCCATTGATAACTATCTTCAACCATTCTTTTAGCGTCATTAACAAACTTACCAATAAGTTTAGAGTAAGGCGTATCAGTAACAGCAGTTACTTCGTCTTCTCTAAGCCTTACTAATACATCATTGACAAGTTCTAAATAGTTCATTGTTATCCTTTACTATTAGTTACTTCTTTTTCTTTACTGGTTTCTTCTTCTTCATTGGCTTACCGTATCCGTATCCTGGCATATCTATCTCCTCTTAATTATGAAATTGTGTTGCTTGTGCTGATGTTAACTCTAAGGTTGCTAAATAAGTTACAGCATTTGTAGTACCTGTATTTTGTATTCTTATCTCATCATGCTCTTGCATTGCAACAGAAGCCTGACCATCTAATAAAATAGATTCACCAATACCTAAGTTCTTACCTGCTACTATTAAATACTCTTCGTTTTCTGAAGAGTCATACCAGTAGACTCTAGGTGTTTCGTTACCGTCAAGACTAATAATATACTTAACTAACCAGTTTGCTGTATTCTTAGCAGGAACTGTGTATAATGTCTGCTTAACATTAGCAGCAGGACTACTACTTGAGTCAAGTGTTTTTGCGACTGTTATGCTTCTTGCCATGAATTAATCTTTCTATTGATCCGATAAACCCATTCCATATCTCTTGTGGGCTAGGAAGTAACCACCCTAATACCAACAACAATAAGTACCACATCGGTACATTAGTATTATTTTGTATTAGGCTATCTACTTTAGATGTGTTAATGCTGCTGTCGTTTTCCTTCTGACTAACATTAACATTCTCACCTTCGATCTTGGTGTTGTCTTGCTGACCTACGACTTGCTGTGTGTTCTCTTTACCTACCTGAGCATTAGCATTAACATTAGTACCAGATTTACCTGGCATTGCTGCTTTAATTAACCCTAGTGAACTACAACCTTGTATGGTTATTATACCACAAAAAGCTATAAAAGTCAAGAACTTTCTCACAGTCTTCTGGCGATAGCGTCCACTAACCAACCCAGTGAAGCACCTAATATAAGAAGTAAAGCACCTGCGCCTTTCCACTTAGTAACTACATCAGACATACACTTAACATCTATACGCAACTCTTCCATCTGACGTTGTAAAGATTCTACCTGAGCTTGTAGTCTACCTAGTTGTTGGTTAGTATCTTCCATCACTTAGTCTTTTTCTTAGCTGTTCGTTTAGCCTTCTTAAACGCTGTCGCTGTAGGTGAACCTGGACTACCTACCTTACGCATACGCTCACCAGAACCTGCTTTAATGCGTTTACGTTTAGCATGAATGTTTGCGTACAATCCTTTAGGCATTACCATTTCTCCTTATCTGCAATTCGTTTACACATTTTAATAAACTCTTCTTGAGTATAGCCTTGTTTACACATGTTAACCATAGAAGTAACCCACTGTAAATTTTCTTTTACGTAGCCTTTACTACTGTCAATTCGGTCTAAAGAGCAGTTATTAGATACTTCCATTGCATCTAGATCTTCACCAGATAATGCACATTTAAAATCTTGTTCAATTAATAAATCTGCTAAGTATTCAAATGACACGTCCCATTCAATATTCCTAGCTTCCGCACTTGTTTTATATTTATGTACAAAAGATGCTCTTAACACTTCTTTGTAAAAACCGGCATGACCGTTATTTTCAGGTTTACTGTTTGCACATTTTTTACAGACTTTACCAGCAGATTCGGAAGCTATTGCGTAGCTTTTACGTAAATAGCTTTGTTCTTCTCCACAACTAGAGCAGTTTTTATAGAATCTACCGTCTGACTTTTTAATCACCATTTGGTTTTGTCCGACCAGTAAGCTGCTGACATCTTACCTTTAGATATATTCTTAGCGTGTCTAGCTTTAAATGATTTACGTCTAGCTTT